GCTCATGAAACACAAGAAATTGTGCCACAAGCAGTAAGTGGAACTAAAGATCAAGTAGATGCAGATGGAAATATTGATCCGCAAGGAATGGATAACAGTCACCTAGTACCATTACTTGTAAAAACAATACAAGAACTTGAAGCAAGAATAACAGCGTTGGAAAACGCTTAGTATAAAATTACTTGACCTATGTAGCCGTTGGCCATATTTATATTATATATATTAATAAAATAGGGGTTTTATAATGGCTGAAAATCAACCGCAAACAATTAATGTAAATGTGCATAACGCACTTATACATGAACTTGTACAGCAACGTGATGAAGCATTGGCAAAATGTGTAAATTTAGGCGCGGAGGTTACAATGTTGAAAACATTTATAAAGGAACATAACGAAAAAGCAGATGCAATAGCAGAGGAAGAAGTAAAAGCTAGTAAGCCAACTAAAGCTTCTAATACGGCTAAATAATGTCCGCACTAGATAAGGTTTTACAGCCTGTAGCATTAAAGTTTATTAATGCTTTTGGCACATCTATTAAATACACAAGTTCAACCTTGTCTAACTATGACACTACAAGCGGTACACTAAATGAAACTGATAAGAACCAAGATATAAAATGTATTATTGAGGAAAGTAAAAGGCGGGGCGATACAACTGGTTTAACACAATTTAGTAAAGTTATAACAGTAGCCGCAAAGTCTTTTGAAGTAGCGCCAACGGAAGGCGATAAAGTTTTATTGCACAATATAACTTATCAAGTTGGGTTAGTTGAAGCGTATTATAGCGGTGATAACGTAGCTACTTACAGTTTAGGTTTATCAAAATAATGGCAAGAATTTCTAATTTTAATGTTGATTTAAATAATTTTTCTAAAAAATTAAATATAAATTTAAGTCAAGTAATCCGAAAAGTAAGTATTGATATTTGGAACGGTGTAACACGGCGCACGCCTGTAGATACTGGGCGGGCAAGGGCAAGTTGGAACTTATCCGAAGAATTTATTGATTTAAGCACGGCACCCAACAGTACAAGCAATCCAAATGCCGTAGGTAAAAGGGGCTTAATAACTGGTAAGGGCAAAACAGTTTGGGTTACTAACAACGTTAATTACATAGAGTTTTTAGAAAACGGTAGCAGTAAACAAGCGCCCACAGGCATGGTTAACGTTACCATTGCAGAAGCGGCGGCTAAAATTCGTTCATATAGGTGATAAATGAGTTTTGCTAGTGAAAGGTCGGCTATAGAAGCGCGTTTAAGTACAAATTGGACAACGACTACAGTTCAATATGAAAACGTACCTTTTACCAAGCCAAACAATAATACATATGTTGCGTTATTTATAATTAATGGTGATGCAACACAAATAGATATAGTGCCGAACCCAATACATAGATTTTTGGGTGAAATTACTATGCAATTATTTGTGCCAGAAGGTAGCGGCACGAATATAGTACGTGGCTATGCAGATACTTTAGCGAGTATTTTTAGAAACGTTTCTTTCAGTAGCGGTAGTTCTGGAACAATCTTATGTCGTACCCCCTCAATACAAAGAGTTGGGGTTAATAGCGGTATATACCAAACTAACGTAAGTGTGCCTTACCAGCGCGACAAAATTTTCTAGTCATAGAGGAGATAAAAATGGCTGATACAAATACTACTTCCCTAGCCATCGTTGCGGAAAGCACCTTTGGCACAACACCAGCAGACGGCTTTAAGTTTATTAGAACAACTGGTGAAAGTTTAAATTTTAATATTAATAACACGCAAAGTGCTGAAATAAGAGCAGATAGAAATATACAAGATATTATTAGAACCGATGCAAGCGCATCGGGCGATATTAACTTTGAATTAAGTTATGGTGCATTTGATGATTTGCTTGAGGGTTTAATGTGTGCAGATTATTCCTCAGATGTTTTAATTAACGGCATTACTAAAAAATCCTTTTCTATTGAAAAGAAGTTCGAACTTGGTGGTACTGATAGATACCATTTATTTAAGGGTATGCGCGTAAGTAGTATGTCATTAGATTTAAGCGCGGGCGATATTGTATCAGGTGCTTTTTCTTTTATTGGTAAAGAGATGACAGCCGCAACAAGTGCAACGGATAGTACTATTACAGCCGCCACCACTGCACCTATTATGAATGCTGTAAATAACGTAGTACAGCTTCAAGAGGGCGGCAGTACTTTAAGTGATAGCGTAATGAGCCTAAGTTTAACCGTAGAGAATAATTTGCGTACACAAAACGCAATTGGTTCTTTAGGGGCAGTTGGTATAGGGCTTGGTGAATTTAATGTAAGTGGCAGTATGTCAGTTTACTTTTCATCAGGCAGTATTTTTAACAAATTTTTAAATGGCACGGATAGTAGCATACAATTTCAGTTATCAGATGGTAGTAACAGTTATACCTTTTTGATACCGAAAGTTGAGTATACTTCGGGTTCTGTAACGGCTGGTAGCACAAATTCTGATGTTATGGCTGAAATGGAGTTTACAGGTAAATTTGATGCAACTACAGCGGGTTCTTTAAAAATTACTAGAGCATAAGGTAATAATATGGACTTTAAAGAAGTAAAGGTTAATGCAGAACTTGGTGAAAAGGGTGTTTGGATAAACCACGATGAAACAACCAGCTTTAAAATAGCTAGGTTAAACAACCGTAATTTTCAAACAAAATTTAACAAGTTTATGCAACCTTACCGCAGACAGTTTGATGCGGGCAAATTATCCAACGAAAAACAAGTTGAAATAATGTGTAAAGCTATGTCTGAAACAGTTTTATTAGATTGGAAAGGACTAACTGATGGCGGCGAACCTGTAGAATACAGCGTTGAAAAAGCTTTTGAATATTTAAGTATGGAAGGCGCTGATGAATTTCGCGATTTAATTACATCTTACGCACAAGATGCAGAAACTTACAGGGAAGAAAATATTGAGACAGATGTAAAAAACTAAAAGAGTGGGTGCATTGGAGTTGTACGTGGGGCGTTCATTACGAAAAATTGATGAATAGCAACGTAGATTTAAGTAACTCAAGTTTGGCCAATAATGCCCCCACAATAAACATATGGCTAGAACCGATTATTAAGGCATTTTCGAATTTAAGTTCAAGTAGGGAAACCGCATGGGGTGTAGCGCCAATAAAATTCAGCGAAATAAAAGCATATATAGATGTTTTTCCGCAATACGATTTAGAACGTTTCATCTTATTATTACAGGCAACCGATAATGAATATTGTAAAGTGGTAAACAAACAAAATGGCACAACTAGCAAATCTNAANATAGCAGTAAATAGCGGTGCCGCGCGNGCTTCTTTAGGCGCGTTTCAGCGTTCTCTAAAGGCTACAGGCAATGTTGCACAATTTCAACTTAACCGTATGCGGGGCGCTTTTCTAAGCGTGACGGGCGCTATATTCGGCCTACAGGGTGCCTTTGCAACGATAGGTGTTGGTTTAGGTGTAAGCAGTATTGTTGGGGTTACTTTAAAGGCCGAACGTTTACGTGTTGGTATTGGTGCCTTAGATAAAGATTCTAGGCAAACTGGCAAAACAATGGATTATTTAAGGGGTGTTTCAAACAGGCTTGGTACAAACTTTTTAGCAACGGCTGATAGTTTCAAAACATTTAGTATTGCGGCAAGGGCGCAAGGGCAAAGTATATCAGAAACAAACAGAATATTTGAAGCATTTGTTACAGCAAGTGCGGCTATGAAATTAAGTAACGAGGATTTAGAGGGTGCTTTACGAGCCGTTGGTCAGATGTTTTCTAAAGGTAATGTACAAGCGGAAGAATTGCGTGGCCAGTTGGGTGAAAGATTACCAGTGGCGTTTGCATATGCGGCCGAAGCAATGGGCGTTACAGTACAGCAATTAAACAAGATGTTAGATAATGGAGAAGTATTAGCTAACGATTTGTTACCTAAATTGGCAACTATATTACAAGATAGATTTGGAGATGCCGCAGTTAAGGCATCAGAAAGTGCAACGGCTAATTTTAATAGGTTTGAAAATGCAGTTACCGATGTAAAGATTGCTATTGGTGAAAGTGGTTTAGTGGGCGCACTTGTTGATGTTTCCAAACAAATAAGCATCTTTATAAGAACAGGGGATTTTGTAAGTTATTTTGGTGCGGCAATAATTGGTGCTGGTAAGTTTATAGATCAAATAGTTTTAGCGGCAAATAATGTAAAAATATTTTTTAATTCTACCATTGGTTACGTTAACCAAATGAATGAATTTGCTGGTGGTTATTTATTAGAGTTTGGAATACTTGGCTTAGTTTTATTGGGCAGAAAAGGTTTCAAAGGCGGTATATTAGTGGCTCTTGCTGGTGGTATAATAGATAACATATTTGCACAATTGTATTACGCACAAGCGGCTATTGTAAGGGCATTGCCCGAAAGAATACAAAAAATGCTTGGTAACACTGCTGATCAATTACAACAACAGGGTCAAGATTTCGAAGATGGAAAAGTAGGCGCGCGCGCTGGTATGGGCAGTCTAATGGAAAGCTTGCTTAGTAAGCTTGGAATCGAAAGCGGTAACATGAAAAAGGTTACAGGCGATAATTTAGGTTCTCGACAAGTAGGAAAAGGAAGTTTTGAAGAAGCCGCAACAAATTTCACAAAAAGTTTAGCCAAAAATATTGCAAATATAAATGCATCAGTTGCAAGTAACGCATCAGCCGCGGGTGGCACAGCGCCAATTACGGCAACAATAAGTGATTTTGAAAAATTTAAAGAAGGATTAAAATCTGGCTTTCAACAAATTGGGAAATCAGCCAAAGACTTTTCAGAAGTAGGCAAGACACTTGTTGTCAGTGCATTTGGTGCCATGGATAACGCCATAGAAAATTTCGTTAAAACAGGTAAGGTAAATTTTAAAGACTTTGCACGAACTATTTTAGTAGATATTACAAAAATTATTTCCAGAATTTATTTAATGCGGGCTTTAACGGCGGCTACGGCATCTGGTTCGGGCATACCATTTTTAGATGGTTTAAACTTAGGTGGTGCAAGTGCTGGTGGCGGCGATATGATGCGGGGCAAAGGGTATTTGGTTGGCGAAAGAGGACCCGAAATGTTTGTACCGCGTACAGGCGGGCATTTATTGGCAAACAACGAAATGGGCGGCGGTAATATAACAGTTGTAAATAATTACGATTTTAGTAATGCAGATGCCAGTGTTGAACTTAGGTTAC